CGGGGCACATGGCCGAGGGTTGGCAGGGCGCGATCATCATCGACGACCCGCTCAAGGTCGACGATGCGTACAGCAAGCCCGCGCGCGACAAGGCGAACCGCAAGCTGATCTCGACGGTGAAGAGCCGGAAGGCAAATCCGGACACGCCGATCATCGTCATCATGCAGCGCCTGGCCGAAGAGGATCCGACCGGGTTCATCAAGGCCGGCAAGGTGCCGGGCGACTGGGAATACATCGAGATTCCGGCGCTCATCACCGACGAGTATGTCGAGGCACTGCCCGAGCACATCCGCTCACTCGTCGACTCCGGTGAGCGCGACGTTGATGGCCGGTTCAGCTACTGGCCATACAAGGAACCGCTGGCCGATCTGCTCGCGACTGAGCAGGCCGATCGTTACGTGTTTTCCGGGCAGTACCAGCAGCGGCCGACGCCGCTCGGTGGCGACATTATCCAGAGCGCTGGCTTCCGGCGTTACACGGTGCTGCCGCAGTTGCGGTACCGGAAGATCTTTGCGGATACCGCCCAGAAAACGGCGGAGCGCAACGACTACAGCGTGTTCGAGTGCTGGGGCTTCGGCTACGACAATCGCATCTATCTGCTCGACCTGGTTCGCGGCAAATGGAAAGCGCCCGACCTCAAGCGGCACGCCATCGACTTCTGGAACAAGCATGCGGCCGCCGGCGCGGGTGATCCAAACGCGCCGGTGTTGCGCCAGATGGTCATCGAAGACAAGGCGAGCGGTACCGGCCTCATCCAGGAGATGCAGGCCGACGGCGGCATTCCCGTCGAAGGTATTGAACGCACGAAGGACAAGCTGACGCGAGTTATGGACGTCGTCAGTCAGATCGACGCCGGTAACGTCTGCGTGCCGGCTGAGGCACCGTGGGTGAGCGACTTCATCACCGAATGCGAGTCGTTTACGGCTGACGACACGCATATGCACGACGACCAGATCGACCCCATGGTCGACGCAATTAACGACATGCTGGGTGGCGCGAAAGACCTTTCGGTTTGGGAGCGGCTCGCTGGCTGATCATCACAGGACTTACCCAAGGATGTCGCGAAAGACCCGCAACGCTGGCCGGACGAGAGCGGCTGCCGCGCCTGCCACGTCACAGCGCACCAGCGACTCATTCGCAAATTTTCAGGCGCGACTCGGTTGGGGCACGGATAACCAGTCCTCGGCGTCGCAGTACACGCTGACGTACCAGAGCCGCAACCGGATCTGGCTCGAAGCCGCCTATCGTGGTTCGTGGATCGTGCGGGCAGCTGTCGACGCAATTCCCGAAGACATGACGCGCGCCGGCATCGAGATGTCGGGCATTGAGGCGACCGATATCAGCCTGCTCGAGCGCGACCTGACGACGCTTGGGATATGGGATTCTCTGTGCGACACCGGCAAGTGGGCGCAACTGTACGGCGGTGCGATTGCGGTCATGCTGATCGACGGGCAGGACATGGCGACGCCGCTGCGCGTGGAATCGATCGGCAAAGGGCAGTTCAAGGGTCTTGCAGTGCTGGATCGCTGGATGGTGGCGCCGCCGGTTAGTGAGGTGGTAACGGAGTTCGGACCGGATCTCGGCAAGCCGAAGTATTACAACGTGATCGCCGATTCCGCCGGCATCCCCCGCGGCAAGATTCACCACTCGCGCGTGCTGCGCATGGAGGGCGACGCGCTGCCGTTCTACCAGCGCAACAGTGAGAACGGCTGGGGTCTGTCAGTGCTCGAGCCGATGTGGGACCGCTTGATCGCGTTCGACAGCGCGACGGTTGGCGTTGGTCAGCTGGTCTACAAGGCGCACCTGCGCGTGATCAGCATCGAGAAGCTGCGCGAGATTATCGCGGCCGGTGGTCCGGCGCTCGCCGGCCTCAAAGGGCAAATCGAGTTCACCCGGCTCGCCCAGACCAACGAGGGGATGACAGTCCTCGACTCGACGGACAAGTTCGAGACCCACCAGTACAGCTTCAGCGGTTTGAGCGACGTGCTGATCCAGTTCGCGCAGCAGCTCTCCGGCGCGACTGGTATCCCGCTCACGCGCCTTTTCGGCCAGGCACCGGTTGGTATGAACGCGACTGGCGAAGGTGACATGAAGCAGTACCACGAGAGGGTCAAGCAGAAACAGGAACGCAAGCTTCGCAATCCGCTGCACCGGCTGCTCGCGGTCATGTCGATGTCGACGCTCGACAAGCCATTGCCCGACGCCTTCCAGTACGAGTTCCGCAATCTGCAGGAGATGTCGGAAGCCGAGAAGGCCGAGATCGGTAAAAACAAAACGGAGGCGGTCACCAAGGCGGTGGACAGCGATCTGATCCCGCGCTCGACAGGCATGAAGGAACTGAAGGCTTCAGCGCCGACAACAGGGCTGTTCGGGAGCATCACCGACGAGCAGATCACGCTGGCCGAGGAGCAGGAAAAGGACGCGCCACCACCAGGCGCCGGCGAACTTTCCATTCCGGGCTTTGGCGCGTTCACGTCCGTGACGGCCAGCCCGACACCGACCGGCGACTCGTTCTTTACACGATTCTGGAAGAAGCGATGGCACTGACGCTCGACCAGAAAGGGAAGTCCAAGGGCAATCCTGTCCGCACGAAGGCAATCGAGCAGCGCTACGGCTCCCAGTTGAAGAGGGTCGCGCAGCAGGTCGGCGCGATCATCCAGCCGTTCACGCCCGGTGACATTGGCCAGATGCCGACTATCGAGCGGCTCCTCGCTGCGTACGCAGACATGTTGCACGGCTGGGCGACGCAGACCGCCAGCAACATGCTCATGGATGTTGCGTTGCGCGACGAGCAGACGTGGGCGGTGCTGGCGAAAGACATGGGCCGTGCGCTGCGCGAGGAGATTCGCTACGCGCCAACAGGCCAGGTTATGCGCGCGCTGCTGGCGGAACAGGTCGGCCTGATCCAGAGCATCCCGCGCGAAGCCGCTCATCGCGTGCACCGTCTCACGCTCGAAGGCATCCAGAACAGCACGCGTGCGAGTTCGATCGCCGAAGAAATCATAGCCTCGGGCGACGTGGCGAAGAGCCGTGCGCTGCTGATCGCACGCACAGAGGTAACGCGCACTGCGACGACACTCACGCAGGCGCGCGCCACGCACATCGGCTCGGATGGCTACATCTGGCGCACCGCTGGTGACGGCGACGTGCGCCCGTCGCACCGGGAAATGAATGGGAAATTTGTGAAGTGGAGTGAGCCCCCGACGCTCGACAAACTGACCGGTCACGCAGGCTGTACGCCGAATTGCCGGTGCTACGCCGAACCCGTTATTCCCGAATAAACGATACGCGCGCGAGCGCGCACCACACATGAAAGTTCTCCGACGTCGTTTCACCGCCGACGAGGCATGCAAATGCGGAGGCAAGGCGGCGCGCAGCGCCACCGCAGACGCCATTACGGCATCAGGATTCTTTACTGCCGAGCAGATCGGCTCGAAGCAATCGCTTACCCCGGAGGGTTTTCTGCTGTGCGAGGACGTGCCGATTGCGCGCGTCGGCACTCAGGACTACGCGTATTTCGAGCTGCCCGAGCTGGAGGCGAAAGATGGCGTGATCGTCGCGGAACGCACAGCCGATGTCCTCTTCAGTCCGGAGACGCTCGCGAGCTTCGAGGGCAAGCCGGTCACGATCGGGCATCCGGACGATTTCGTGAACCCTGGCAATTGGGCCGCTGTTGCGAAAGGCATTGCGCGCAACGTGCGCCGCGGCGACAGCGAACAAGCCGATCTCATGCTCGCTGATCTTCTGATCACAGATGCTGAGGCGATTCGGCAAGTGCGACAGAAACTCCTTCAACAGGTCAGCAACGGCTACGACGCCGACTACGAGCAAATCGCGCCTGGGCGGGCGCGTCAGGTGACGATCACGGGAAACCATATCGCACTGGTAAAGAGCGCCCGCTGCGGCCCCGTATGTTCGATCGGGGATAGCAAACCTAACTCTTCTGGAGAACCCAAGATGAAGAAGAAACCGGGGCAGAGCACCCTGCTGGACAAGTTGCGCCAGGCATTCATGACGCGCGATTCCGATGCGTTCGAAGAAGCCGCAAGCGAAATGACCGGCGACGACGATGCCAGTGGTGGCAGCAACAGCAGTGGCCAACCACAGATCCACATCCATGTTCCTGGCGCGGCGCCGAATGCGGACAAACCCACTGGCGACGATGGCGCCGGCGGGGGTACTGCTGGCGCCGCCGCCGGTGGTGCTGACGATCCGTTGGCAAAGGTGCTAGGGGCGATCGAGGCGCTAGGCAAGGTCGTGCAGGGTATAGGCGAGCGCGTCACGAAGCTCGAAGCTGGAGGCACGGCAGATGATCCGGAAGGCGACCCCAACGGCGAAGGGACCAACAACGAAAATCCGGACGCCAGTAATCCGGCTCCTGCAAAGACCGGCGATAGCGCCCAGCTTCGGGACGAGTTCCGTGACGCCATGTCTCGTGCAGAGATTCTCGCTCCCGGCGTAAAGCTGCCTACGTTCGACGCCAAGGCCGAACCCAAAAAGACGAACGATGCGATCTGCGTGCTGCGCCGCCGAGCCCTGCGCGCCGCACTCGACGGTGACAACGCCGACGTGGTCAAGACTGTCACCGGCGGCGCTGACGTCTCCGAGATGACGTGCGACTCGGCCAAGGTGGTTTTCAATGCGGCTTCCGAACTGGTGAAACAAGTCAACAAGAGCCCAGTCGCCGGACAACGTGTTGCACCGACCAACGACGCGAACGCGTTCGAAAACATCAATGAGCGCAACCGGAAATTCTGGGAACAGCGCACTTAAGGAGCCGCCATGCCTTCGCTTCAAGCCTATCAATATCGCATGCCGGCCGGGTTCGCCGGTGACCTGCAGCGTGCCGAAATCGCGACGATCGAGCCGCAGCTGATCGACCCGGTTGCACCGCCGACTGCGTTTGGTGTAGCCGTCAAGATGGTCAACGGCAAAATTCAGCCGATCAACCTCGCAGCGGACACGGCCGCGATCGTCTACGGCGTGAATCTGCGTCCATACCCGATTCAGGGCAACGGCACCGATCCGCTCGGCACCTCGACGCCGCCGACTTCGGGCGTGACGGATATCCTGCGTCGCGGCTACGTGAACGTGGTGCTCGGCGGCACAGCCTCGGCGCTCAAGAACGGTACGGTTTATCTGCGAGTAGCAAGTCCCGCGGCAGGCAAGCCGCTTGGCGGATTCGAGGCGGGCGCCGACGGTACGAACACCGTGGCGATGCCTGCGTCGTGGTCATTCACCGGACCCGCCGACTCGTACGGCGTCACCGAGATCGCAGTCAACATCTAAACCCGGCGCTGTGTAGCGCGACAAGATCGGCCCCGCTTTGCGGGGCCTTCGCATTTCTGGAGCCATTACATGGACATGTCGGAACTGAAGTATTTGCAGCGCCACGCGACCGCGTTTAACCGCCGCGGCGTGGCGGACGCTTCGCGCGCGCTGATCCGCGTGCGCACGCTGGACGCACTTATGACGTACGACGCGCAGACCGTCGACTCGACTGGCGCATTCCTGGTCGGCCAACTTGAACGCCTTGATCAGACGCTCAACGAGCCGTTGGTCGAGTACACGTGGTCGCGCGACATCGATATTCGCACCGACGTCTCGCCGGCGGACGAGATCGCATCGTTCACGAATTCGGCGTTCGCGATGTCCGGTGGCATCAACCCGAACGGCCTGAACTGGATTTCGAACGAGGGCAACGCGCTCGCCGGCCCGTCGGTCGATATCGGCAAGACACCGCAGCCGATGCGCCTGTGGGGTGCCGAGGTGAAATACACAGTGCCCGAGCTGGTGAAAGCGCAGCAGTTGGGCATGCCGATCGACGCGCAGAAGGTCGAGGCGATGAACCTCAAGCGCCAGATGGACCTCGACCAGCTCGTGTACATCGGCGACCCGGCGCTCAGTTTCGGCGGCCTTATCAATTCCACGGGCCTGGTTGGGGGCGTGTCGAACGTGCAGAACGGCGCGAGTGGCGTACCGCAGTGGACTGGCAAGACTCCCGACGAAATCCTGAAGGACTGCAACGACATTCTGACCGCAGCCTGGGCCTCGTCGGGCTGGAAAGTAATGCCGAACCGGCTCCTGTTGCCGCCCGCTCAATACGGGTACATCGCAACGCAGAAGGTCAGCCAGGCCGGAAACATGTCGATCCTGACCTACGTGCTGGAGAACAACATCTCCAAGCAGAGCGGCACCCCGCTCACCATCCTGCCGCTGAAGTGGCTGATCGGTATGGGCGCCGGCGGCACACCTGGGCAGTTGGGCACAGTCGACCGGATGGTCGCGTATTCCAAGGACAAGAAATACGTCCAGTACCCGATGACCGACCTCCAATACACGCCGCTCGAATACCGATCGCTGTTCCAGATCACGACATACTGGTGCCGGCTCGGCCAGGTCGAGTTCCGCTACGGCGTCACGCTGGCATACCGGGATGGGATCTGACATGGACAAGACGACGGTTCAGGTTCACACGCCGTTCACACTGACGCACGACAACGGCAGCGTCGAGCATTTCGGCGTGGGAAAGCACGAGATCGAGGCAGATCTGGCGGAGCACTGGTATGTCCGACTGCACACGGGCGACAAACCAGGCAGCCAGCTGGAATCGGGCGGCGCGGGCGGTGGCGCCGAGATGAGCGCTGAACTCCGCACGGAACTGGATCGCGCCTCCGCCGAGTTGCGTGCGGAAGCCGAACAGCTCGATAGCGAGCGCGCCACGCTAAACGGGCGCGAAGCGGCGTTGAAACAACTCGCCAACGACCTCGACGAGCGCGAGAAGGCGCTCGACGCGCGGCAAGCCGGCCTCGACGCGCGAGAAGTTGCCATCGCCGAGGCGGCTCGAGCCGCTACTCGGGGTGATCAGCAGCAGCCGCCGGTGCAGGACGGCGGGTCGCAGCCACCCAAGAAATCGCAACCAAAGCAATGACGGGGAGGCCTCGCGAGAGGCTTCCGCTCACTCATGACGCCTTCCCAGTTCCGACAGGATTTTCCCGAATTCGCCGACACGTCCAGGTATCCGGATTCACAGGTTCAGATGTGGCTCACGGCCGCCGTGTCGCTCGTCAACGAGCGGCGCTGGATGGAGCTGACCACGCTCGGCCTTGAACTCGTGACAGCGCACTATCTGACGCTGGGCGTGCGAGATGTGGCGACAGGCAACGCCGGCGGAACGCCGGGCGAGGTGAAGGGGCCGACGACCTCCAAGGCCGTCGACAAAGTGTCTGTTGGCTACGACAGCGCGGCAGCCACCATCGAAGACGGTGGCTCGTGGAACCTGACGTCCTACGGCATCCGATATATCACGCTCGCCCGCATGATGGGCGCGGGCGGCCTTCAGTTCTAGTGCCATGTCCGTGAAGATGACCGTCGACAAGCTCGGCGATGTCCTTAAGGCCGTCAGCAGCCTCATGGAGAGGGACGTGCTCGTTGGTGTGCCGGACAGCAGTCTTGGGCGGAAGGACGACGCGCCAATCGGCAACGCTGCGATCGGCTACATCATGGAAAACGGCTCGCCGGCGAACAACATTCCGGCACGGCCACACCTGGTGCCGGGCGTTGCTTCGGTGCAGGACGAGATTGCCGAGCGGCTTCGCAAGGGCTCGATTGCGGCACTCGACGGCTCCACATCCGGCGCGGAAGCAGCGCTGAATGCCGCCGGCATGATCGGCCAGAAGGCTGTGCGGGCAAAGATCACAGACGGCCCGTTCATGGCCCTGTCGGACGCGACGCTTCGTGCGCGCGCGCGGCGCGGGCGCAAGGGTGCGGCGAAGGAACTGGAAAGTCGCGCCGCAGGCAATCAGCCAGATAACGCGAATGCCAAACCGCTGGTGGATACGGGCCAGTATCGCCAATCAATCACTTATGTGATCAGGAAGAAATGATGCCGCTGCTTGATGTGTCCGACGTGCTGCTTGATCCGGACTTCATGGATTCATCGCTCGCCTGCACGCGACAGGATCAGACCGTCAACGACGACGGACTTGCCGTGAATGCGGAAACCGTTTCGCCGTTTTCGGGCGTTGTCACGAACAACACTGGCGACATCCTGCTGCGGCGCGCCGAGGGCGAGCGGATTGCCGGCTCGATCACCATCCACACGAAGTTTCGTCTCTGCGATGGGCAGGATGGCCGCAGCGCGGATATTGTCACCTGGCTAGGCGCGAGGTACACCGTGACGAATGTAGCGAACTGGAGCACGTACGGCGCGGGATTCGTGATGGCGACGTGCGACCTCATTCCGTTGTCCGGGGGCAGTGGTGGCTAACGACTCCAGCACCGGCGGATACCTCCTGCCTGTCGACGCCGGACCGCCATACGACGCTGAACTTGATGCGATCTTCCAGAAGATGGTTGTCGGGCTCACCGCGCTGCCCGGCAGCCTCGTGCGACCGCGCTGGCAGCCGACGGCACCCAAGCAGCCGGAGCCTGGCGTGGACTGGTGTGCGATCGGGGTGATGGTGACGACCCCAGACGCGGGCCCCGCGATCATCCACGTTGGCGCCGGAGAGGGAAGCGATGTGGTGCAGCGCCATGAAGAGATCGAGCTGTTGTGCAGCTTTTATGGTCCGCACGGGAGCCGCCTGGCGAACATGGCACGTGACGGCATGTATATGCCGCAGAACAACGACATGTTGCGCGCCAATGAAATGGGTCTGATCTGTGTCGGCACCGTTACGCCTGCACCCGACATGGTCAATCAGCAATGGGTGCGTCGCTACGACGTGTCGATTTCAGTGCGGCGCAACGCACAGCGTGTCTACCCGACGCTGAACCTCACATCCGCTGAGGTAGCGGTCAGGACCGACAGCGGGCCAGCTACAAAAGCATCCGTTTCCTGATTCGTTGAGCACCTTTCCCACGAACCCGCCACATGGCGGGTTTTTGTTTTTCTGGACCCGGAGAAGACTTTATGTCTCAAGGACTTTCGGTCAGCGACGTCGTCAACGTCTCGGTGACGTTGACGCCTATCGCCGCAGCCGTGCGCAATTTCGGCTCGTTGCTGATTCTCGGCGCGTCGCCGGTCATCGACACACAGGAGCGCTTCCGTGAGTATTCGGATATCGGACCCATCGGCGACGACTTCGGTCTGGACTCCCCCGAGTACCAGGCTGCGCAGCTCCATTTCTCGCAGCAGCCGAAACCGTCGATGGTGTACGTCGGGCGCTGGGCGCAGAGCGCCACGGCGGGATCACTGCACGGCGCCGTGCGTTCAGCCGCGCAACAGGCGATGTCGGCCTATACACCGATCACCAACGGAGCGTTCAACATCGCGCTCGATGGCGCGGTGCGCAACGTGACCGGCCTCAACTTTTCGGCGGCGACCAACCTGAACGGTGTCGCGTCGATCGTCGGAGCTGCGATCGCGTCTTATGGCACGGTCGTCTGGAACGCGAGCGCCCAACGATTCGAGGTGACGAGCAAATCAAACGGGCCGGGCGCCAACGCGAGCGGCGCGATCACGCTAAGTGGTAACGCCGCCGCGAACGACACTGTCACCGTGAACGGCACTGTGGTGACCTTTGTGGTTGCTAACCCTGCCGACGGTCAGGTGCTGATCGGTGCGAATGCGGCGGCAACGGCCGCCAATCTGCAAGCGTTTCTGGCCGCGTCGACGGATGCGAACCTGACGGCATGCAGCTATACCGCGGCGAGCAAGGTTGTGACGGTGGCGGCCATCGCTCCAGGCATAGCGGGCAATGCGATCACGCTGGCAAAGAGCGGCGCCAACATCGCGGTGTCGGGCGCAACGCTGTCGGGCGGCGCCGCGCCGTCATCGGTGGGCTACGCCACTGCGCCGGCAAATGGGACCGACATCTCAGCGCTGCTCGGACTGTCTCAGGGCTCGGGTGCCTCCGCGCCCGTCGCGGGCGTGGCTGCGGAATCGCTGGCGCGGGCAGTCCTCATCATGGCTGATGTCTCGACTGACTGGTACGCCCTCACGGTTGCGTATGCGGGCATTGCGAACGCCGATCACATGTCGGTGGCCGGCCTGATCGAAGCGGCCTCGCCAAGCCGGATGTACGGCATCACGACGCAGGATCCCGCCGTGCTGGATCCGACGCAGACTTCGGACATTTGCAGCCTGCTGAAAGGCGCCGGATATCAGCAGACTTTCACGCAGTACTCGTCGAGCAACGCCTACGCAGCTACGTCGATGTTCGCGCGGGCGTCGACAGTGAATTTCACTGGCGTGAACACCACGATCACGCTGAAGTTCAAGCAGGAGCCTGGTGTTACGGCGGAAAAGCTGACGGAGACGCAATCCAAGACGTTGCGCGCGAAGAACTGCAACGTGTTCGTGAGCTACCAGAACAGCACCGCCATCCTCCAGGAAGGCGTGATGTCGAACGGTTACTACTTCGACGAGGTGCACGGTCTGGACTGGTTGCAAAACCAGATTCAGACGGACGTGTTCAACCTGTTCTACACGAACGGCACGAAGATCGCCCAGACCGATCCAGGCGTGACGCAGATCATCAACACGATCGAAAACGGCGCGGCCGAGATGGCAGTTCGCAATGGCCTGTGCGCACCGGGCGTGTGGAACGCGGCCTCGATCGGCGTCGTGCAGCAGGGGCAGACGCTGTCGAAGGGGTACTACTTCTTCGCCCCGCCTGTCGCGCAGCAGTCGCAATCAGACCGGGCGGCGCGTAAGGCGCCGTTGATCCAGGGGGCGATGAAACTGGCTGGCGCGATCCACTTCTCCGATGTTGCGGTCAGCGTGAATCGATAACGAGGACACAGACACATGAGCACATATTCGTTCCTCGACGTCTCAGCGTCGATCACGGGGCCCGGCGGCGCGTTCGCTCTCGGCTACGGCGAGGCGGTCGCCAAAGAGGGCATCAAGATCGCCATGGCGGGCGACAAGAACACGATGACGATCGGCGCAGATGGCGAAGGCATGCACAGCCTGCACGCCGATAAGTCCGGCCAGGTGACGCTGCGCTACCTGAAGACGGCGCCGATCAACGCCAAGTTGATGGCGCTGTACGACGCGCAGACGATCTCGAGTTCGCTGCACGGACAGAACGTCATCACGGTTCGCAATACCGCGAGCGGCGACATCACGACCGCGCGCAAGTGCGCGTTCAAGAAGAAGCCTGACCTAACGTACGCCGAAGACGGCGACATCGTCGAGTGGGTTTTCGACTCCATCAAGATTGACACCTTGCTCGGGACGTACAGCGGAACATGATCGAATTCGAAATCTCAGGCGAGACATATCGCGTCAACAAGCTCGATGCGTTCGCGCAGTTGCACATATCCCGCAAGCTGTCTCCGGTCCTGCCGAAGCTGTTGCCCGCACTCTTCAAGATATTCCAGAGCGGGCAGGCGGGCGCATTTGCTACCTTGGCCAATCCGGTGTCTGTTGGGTTGCCGCAGACCGAATCTGGGGGTGGTCCGGATCTGAAGCGGGTGGATATCGAACTCGTCGGTGATATTGCCTCGACTCTTGATCCCGTCGCTGAGGTGTTGGCGTCAATGCCGGACGCAGATGCGGAATACGTCTACTCGGCATGCCTTGGAGCAGTCTCGCGCCGGCAGGGCAGTGCCTGGGCTCCAATCTGGAGCAGGCAGCAGGCTGTGTGCATGTTCGACGACATCGATCTCGGCGTGATGACGCTTCTCGTTGCACGCGTGGTGATGGACAGCCTCGGGGGTTTTATAAGAGGGCTGCTCGCAAAGACCGGCGAGCGCCCGAAGACACCGGGGTCCAGTGGGAATGCATGATCGACGAAGAGGACTGGCTCATGAGGCCGGTCGTCGAACGCATGTGTCTTTACGAGAGCCTGCTGACTGGTGCGATTGGTCTCGAGGACATTGACCGGATGAACGACGCGCTTGATGTTCGGACGCGCAACCGGATGAAAGCACAGGAACGGGAAGAAAATCGAAATGGCCGGTAGCGTCGATGTAATTCGCGAGTTTCTCGTGTCGGTCGGCTTCAAGGTCGACGAAAGTAGCGAGAAGAAGTTCGTCGACACGATGGTCTCCGGCACGCTCAAGGCTGCGGCCTTCGGCGTTGCAGTCGAAGCCGCTGCTGCGGCGGTGGTCGCCGGCGTCACGAAGATCGCGAGCCAGATGGAGTCGCTGTACTTCGCGTCGCAGCGCACGAACGCGTCGGTTGAGAAAATCCAGGCGCTCCGCTTTGCGGCCGAACAGCTTGGCGGCACGGCAGACGGCGCGCAGAATTCTCTGGAAAGCCTTGCGCGCTTCATGCGCAATAGCCCAGGTGCCGAGGGGCTCATCAAGAGCATCGGCGTGCAGACGCGCGAGATCAATGGTGAGCTGCGCGACACGAGCGCGATCATGGGCGATCTGGGCAAGCAGTTTGCGAACATGCCGTACTACCGCGCGAACGCCTACGCGCAGGCGCTCGGCATTGACGAGCGCACACTCATGGCCATGCGCCAGGGTATGGGCCAGGTCGGCGACGAATACCGGGAGATGTTGAAAGCGGCCGGGATGGACTCGCAGGAGGCCGCGAAGAACTCGCATGCCTTCATGAACGAGGTCCGCTCGCTGGGCTCGGCGTTCGTCATTCTCGAGCAGAAGGTCGCCTCCACGCTGGCAGGTGGAATGTCCAGCGACCTGCGTCGGTTTCGGGAAGGATTCGTATCCAATTTCAGTCAGATCGCCGGCATTATTACGAGCGTCGCCAAGGGCGTCTTGTGGCTTGCCGACGTGATGAGCAGCCTCGTATTCCGCGCGATGCAGTTGGCCGGCGACGTGGTCGACTGGTTCAACTCATGGGACGACGGGGCGAAGAAGGCGGCGGCGGCTCTGGCCGCGTTGCTCGTCGCGTGGAAGTTGCTTAACTCCGGGATTCTCGCGACACCCCTCGGTATCGTGGTTGCGCTTGGCGCCGCGATCCTCGCGCTGTATGACGATTACAAGGTCTGGAAGGAAGGCGGCAAGAGTCTGATCGATTGGGGGACGTGGCTTCCGGACATTGATTTAGCAAAAAAGCTGCTTCGAGAGCTTGGGGATGCGTTTACCGAACTCGGGGAGATCATTAACGCAGCGATGGCACATCGCTGGGGAGATCTCGCCACTCACGCGACAAAGTTCATGAGTATCGTGAATGACGCTGGCGAGAAGACCGCAAAGGTTCTCAACGATGTTCAGGCAAAGGCGAATCAGGCCGGATCGGATGTCGCCACCAACGTAGCGTCTGAGGGCAACGGCGCCGTGTCTCAAACGGGCATGGGAAACAGTCGTTCGCTGGATTTCGCGAGCGGTCCATCGTCGGCAGACAGCAAACCCGCAGCATCCGGTTCGTCGCGCGGCATCGCCGCGTCGGCCTTTGGCGCGCTTATTGCCAAAGGCGAAGGCGACTACGACTCAGTGAATCGGGGCGCGAAGCATGGCTATCAGTCAGGCAAGGAGAACCTCGAGCAGATGACAGTGGCGCAGGTCATGGCGGCGCAGAAGGATGGCAAGTTCAACGCGGCGGGCCGCTATCAACTCATCGGCACTACGCTCGCTGATGCGGTGAAGAGCATGGGTCTTAAGGGCAACGAGAAGTTCGACCGGGGTATTCAGGACCGGATATTCGAGCAGTACCTGGTGAACAACAAACGTCGCGCTATCGGCGACTACATTAGCGGCAAGTCAAACGACCTGGTGGCGGCGATGAAGGCGGCGTCGCGTGAGTGGGCGAGCGTCGCGGATCCGTCCACGGGGCGCAGCCACTACGCGGGCGTCGGAAATAACAGGGCGTCGATTTCGACAGAAGCGATGTCACGCGCCCTACAAGCGGCGCGCGCCAGCGCTGGCGGTAATCCTTACGCTGTGCAGCAGCTTGCGGACGCGTCGACCAACGCAGCGGCCGGCACTCAGTCGGGGGCGCGGACGGTCATCAACCAGACGAACCACACGACGGTAAACGGTGCGTCTGATCCGCGTGCGGTCGGCCAGTCAGTCGCCAACGCGCAGGAAGGCGTCAATCAGCGCCTCATCAGGAATATGCGGGGTGCCACAGCATGAGTTTGATTGGCGATCTGCAAACGATTCTGTTCCGGCAGGGCCGGTCTATCGCCGGGATCGTGCCGGACGTGTCCGTCGAGGAGGCGCACCACGACGAGCTCACGATCACGGATCATCCGGTCGAGCAGGGTGCATCCGTGTCGGATCACGCGTACAAAAATCCCGCCGATGTGACGTGTCGATATGGTTGGAGCAATAGCTCGTCTGTAGGCTCGCTTTTCGCGGGCGACGTCAACGCGGTCTATCAGCAGTTGCTCGACCTGCAAGCGTCGCGGGTCCCGTTTGATCTGGTGACCGGCAAGCGTTCCTATCGCAACATGCTGATCAAGTCGCTGTCGGTGACAACGGACGCCGCGACAGAGGACGCGTTGATGGTATCCGCCGCAATGCGGCAGATCATCATCGTCGAGACGCAGGTGACGACATTGCAGCCTGCGGAAAATCACGCTGACCCTCAATCGACGGCACCCGTTGAAAACACCGGCGTGAAGCAACCGAAGGCGACGGACACAAGCCTCCTATATCGAATGGGGAGCGCGCTTGGCCTATGACACAGACTTTTGAGATTCCATTAACACCGGCAGCGCAGACATTTCTTGTCACGCTCGTCGGTGTCCAGTACCAGTTCACCCTTCAGTGGCGTGACGCGGAAGAGGGGGGATGGACTCTTGATATTGCCGACAGTGGGGGAAGCCCGATTGTTTCAGGCGTCCCCCTCGTAACAGGCGTGGATCTGCTGGCGCAGTACCAATATCTTGGTATCGGCGGGGAGTTGTGGGTCCAGACGGACGTTGATCCCGCGGCGGTTCCCACATATGACAACCTTGGAACGGCGTCGCACGTTTATTTCGTGGTTCCGTGAGCTAATTTTGGTCGATCTCATCGTCGCTACGCCCGCAGCGATTAAAAAATGACCCGCGAGCCAACATGAGCCAACAGTGGTTACGCAAAATCTCGCTGATAGTCGGCGACGCCTCTGGCAAAGGCCTTGACCTCTCCGACCTGCATATTCGCTTCGCAGTGTGGAGTGCCACGACGCAGTCGCCGAAGCACGCGAGGATCCGCATCTATAACGTGGCAGACAACACGGCGCTCGCGCTCAGACAGGAATTCACGCAGGTATTCCTGCAAGCCGGTTACGACGGAAATTTTGGCCAGATCTTTAGCGGTGCGATCAAGCAGGCGCCGCGAGGCCGTGAGAATGCGACCGACACATTCGTAGAGCTGATCGCGGCGGATGGAGACGAAGCCTATAACTGGGCCGTCGTCAACACCACCCTGGCGGCCGGCTGGTCGCAGACCGATTCTCATCGCGCGTTGATGCAAACGATGTCGAGCTATGGCGTGAGCGCAGGCTATACACCAGAGTTCTCGGCTGCGCAGTTGCCGCGCGGCAAGGTTATGTTCGGGGGCAGTCGAGACTACATGCGACAACTGGCAGGAAGTGCGGGGGCGCAATGGTCGATCATCGACGGCCAGCTTCACATGGTGAAGGACAACGACTACATCCCGGGCGAGACCATCGTTCTAACGTCGAACACGGGACTGATCGGCATGCCGACCCAAACCGTCGACGGCATCGTCGTGAAGGCGCTGCTCAACCCGAACATCCAGCCCGGTCGCCGGATCCAACTTGACAATGCGAGCATTCAGCAGGCTGGGATAAGCGTCGACTACTCCGCAGTGAATTACTTTCCCAGCACCGACGCGGATGGCTTCTACAAGGTTTTCGCTTTGAATAACGTCGGCGACACGCGCGGACAGGACTTCTATTCGAACATTATTTGTTCTGCGGTCAATGGTACGCAGCCGATATCCTCGACCTACGCAAACGCGGTGGTGAATGGACAGCCGTGAACGATGGGACGACCCGGAAGAGGCTTTGCGCGTTGCCATGGAAGGGATGCGTTCCGGATTGTGGACAGCAGAGCCAGGAATTATCGAATCCGTGAACTTTGGCAGTGGCTCGAAAGACGTGACGGCCGTTGTGCAACTGGCGATCAAAGGCGTGGTGCATGCGCGAGACGGTAGCGCGCAGTTCGTGAATAAACCGCTGCTCGTCGACGTGCCGGTATTTTTTCCCCGCGGCGGTGGGTGCACGCTGACCTTTCCTGTCGCGGCAGGCGACGAATGCCTGGTCGTTTTCTCGGCCCGTTGCATTGACGGATGGTGGCAGTCGGGCGGCGTTCAGGCGCCGATGGAGCCGCGGATGCACGACCTCAGCGATGGCTTTGCTTTTGTCGGATTCTTTTCGCAGGTCACGAAAATCGGCGGCATAAGCACGGCGTCGGTACAACTTCGCAGCAACGACGGGTCGACGTATGTCGATCTCAATCCCTCAGCGCAAAAAGTGACGATCGTTGCGCCCGGCGGATTCGAGGTGGATGCGCCGCTGTCAACGTTTTCCGGCGCTGTAACTATCGCCGGATTGCTGACTTTCATGAACGGGATCATCGGGCGCGCGGCGAGTGGCGCGGCGGCGACCATCTACGGTGCAATCAATCTGATCGGTCAGTTCGTCGTCAACGGGAAGCGGGTCGACGATACGCACACCCACCACGAGAACGGGTCTGGACAGAATACCAACCCGCCGAATTGAGACTTCCCAATGCGATATCGAAAGCTTGATGCCGACGGCGATTATTCCTTCGGCAACCAGCAGGGCGACTTTTATATCGACTCAGCGGAGGGTGTCGCGCAATCAGTCAAAACGCGGCTGTCACTTTTCACCGGCGAGTGGTTTCTCGATACGTCGGACGGCACACCGTGGCGTACCGAGGTGCTTGGCAAGTACACCAAAGACGCGTACGACGCGGTGATAAAGGATCGAGTTTTATCGACGCCGGGCGTGACACTCATCGCCTCGTATATAAGTTCATTTGATGCCGATGCGCGAACGCTGACCGTGCGGCTCACGATTGCGACGCAATACGGTGAAACCAGTTTTGCGACAACCTTATGATCACAAGTACCGCGCCGGTTATCGATGCCAACGGAATCTGGGTGCCGACGTACGAACAGGTCCTGGAGTTTCTACAAAGCAAGTATCGCGGCATATACGGGCCGGACACCTATCTCGGAGCGGACAGCCAGGACGGGCAACTCGTTGCGATCTTTGCAAAGGCAATCAGTGACGCGAATGGCGGCGCTGTTGCGGTCTACAACGCATTCTCGCCGGCGACGGCGCAGGGTAATGGACTGTCCAGCGTCGTGAAGATCAATGGAATCAGCCGGGCCAAGAGCAGCTTCTCAACGGTTGACCAGATCATCATCGGGCAAGCCGGAACGCCGATCAACAATGGTGTCACACAGGACAAGGCCGGCAACAAGTGGTCGCTGCCGGCCTCCGTCGTCATTCCCCCGGAAGGCACGGTTACTGTGACCGCAACGTGCCAGACTCCCGGCGCCATCATTGCGGCACCAGGCACGGTGACGCAAATCGCGACGCCCACGCGCGGCTGGCAGTCCGTCACGAATGCAAGCGACGCGTCGCCCGGAGCGCCCGTGGAGCGGGATCCAGTGCTGCGGCAGCGCCAGACTGTATCGACGGCAATCCCGTCCCGAACGGTGCTTGAGGGGATGGTCGGGGCGGTCGCGAACCTGCCTGGCGTCGTGCGGTATAGGGCATTTGAGAACGATGACGGCGTGCCGGACGTACACGGAATCCCTGGGCACAAGATTGCGTTCGTTGTTGAGGGTGGCGATGCGACCACGATCTGCCAAACGATCGCACTCAAAAAGACACCCGGCGGGGGCACCTACGGGACAACGACGATCGTGGTTCCCGATGCGTACCGTATCCCGCACGCAATCAGCATCTTCCGACCGACCGATGTTGCGATCGGATGCCAGATCGCGATGAAGGCGCTGCCCGGATACAACGCGACGACCGGCGCTGCGGTTCAGAAAGCCGTCTCAGACTTCATCAACGGCGTCGCGATCGGGGGCGGCGCGGCAGGATGCGTCGAATGGGATGCATGCATCGCAGCTGCAAAATCGGTCGCTGGCGGCACAACGTTCAAGATCGAATCGCTGACACTGATCGGGCCGGCCGGAGCAGGCAGTCCCGACGTAGCACTTCTGTTCAACCAGGCGGCGACATGTACGCCCGATGCCGTGCAACTTAATTTTTGAGGCTGCATGGCACAGATATCTGACTACACAGACCTCGTCACGTCGGAGCATGCCGATAAGCCCAAGTTCATGGCGACGATCGAGGCGCTGACCTCGTGCTTTGTCGACCTTCGCAACTTTCAGCAGTCGGTACCGGAGGCATTCGATCTGGACGACGCAGTTGGCGTGCAACTTGACGCCGTCGGGCTATGGGTAGGAATAGGGCGGCAGGTCGCCACGCCGCTCACTGGGGTCTACTTCTCGCTCGATGTGAGTGGGCTGGGATTTGACCAGGGAGTGTGGCAGGGACCATTCGACCCAAGTACGGGCCTCACCACTCTCGATGACGAGACGTACAGGATGCTGATCCGCGCAAGGATCGGCGCGAATCACTGGGACGGTACTGCGGAAACGTCTGTGGCGATTTTGCGGAGCATTTTTGACACCAGTTCGCGTGTGTTCATTCAGGACCATGACGACATGTCAATCAGCATCTGCATTGCCGGGTCGCCGCCGAACGCCCTGTCGCTCGCGCTTCTGAAGGGCGGCTACATCCCGCTGAAACCGGAAACGGTTCGGGTGAACACCGTTGTCGTGACCACCCTGACAGGCGCACCGCTTTTTGGTTTCGACATGGATAACGATCTCGTCGCCGGCTTTGAGACTGGCGCGTGGGGTGTCCCGGCATAACCCACTTCCAACGCGCGACAGGCCGCCTTCGGGCGGCTTTTTGTTTTTCGGAATCTAAATGACCATCCAGAATGATTTTCTAGCGTTCGCAACTGGCGGCGGTGCGAACGTCCTGTCGCAAGACGACTATGCCGCATTGTCGGCGGTTCTGACCGGCTACCAGTCGGGAGTTGCATCTTCCGCGGCGCTGAACAAGACGTGGCGCCAAAGCAGCCTCATGGCTAATGTGCTCGCGCAGTTAATCGTTGCGAAAACAGGGCAACCGGTAATCGATGACGGCACGACGGCCACGTTGCTGTCCAATCTGGCGTCGGCCATGTCCGTTGGGAGCTATGCCGTCGACGTCGGCGCGGTGAACGCTTATGCGATTACGCTGAATCCTGCGCCATCCGAGTATTTAGATGGGATGGTCTTTGGGATGCGGGCGACGCATGCGAACACTGACGCCAGCACAATTAATGTAAATGGCCTCGGTCCGATAGGAATCTCCGGCAGCACGGGCGCGCTCCAGGGTGGGGAAATCGTCGCACAAGGCAACTACCTCTTCCGCTTTAACGCGGTTGCGGGGACGGCCGTCATCATCGGGCAAGGCGGCGGTGCGTTGCAGGTTTCAGCCGCGATCAAGAGTCAGCAAGCGGTGCAGCTGGGGCAGTTCGGCGCGTCGCTGTCATCCATAGGCTACGTGAAAATCCCCAATCCCAATGGGCCACCGCTGATCATCGAATGGTTCCCTATCAGCAACGTGGGGAGTACGACCACCACAGGAACATTTCCCTTGGCGTTTCCGAACAACTGCTTTGCCGCCCTGCTAACCGGACTTCAGGGATCAGGGGGCGCGCAAGCATATGCGGTCCTAAACAGCAAGACACTTTCTGCCTATACCTGGAACGGCTTCACTGCTCCGAGCGGTAGTGCGCCATATCTGGCACCGGGATCAGGTGCTGTCCAGGGATTCGGCCTCGCGATCGGTATTTAAGGAGAATAGGCATGGGTCAAAAATTCGCAGCATATGACTCGGACGGTGCAATCGCCGCTTTCTACGACAGCGATGACAGCCCGGTTCCGGACGACGTTCAAGACGTGATCGAGATCACTGACGAAGAGTGGTATGCATGCTTGTCAACGCCGGGCTACACCGTCGCCGATGGTGCGCTAGTGCCGCCGGTGCCACCGACCGCCGCCGAACTCACGGCACGTGCATTGGTTGAATCGGCGCAATCTGCGTTGGCTGCGGGTCTGACACTAGTCAGCACAGGCTCGCCAGCGATCAATGCCACGTACGCGATCGACCAACTCAGCCAGATGGACGTCATTGCGATCGAGACGGGGTTGAACGCTGGCACTGGCTTTCCCGGCGGTGCCGCAACCTTCAACTATCCGGATATCGCCGGTGCTTTGCACCCATTCAGCGAAACCAGCTTCAAGGACTTCGCCGCGGCGATGCGCACATACGTCTACGCGCTCAGGTCGGTAATCGCCGGCAGCGCGTCAAAGCTGCCGGTTGCGAGCACGACCATCCCGTAACCCAGCCGCGATAGCGCGCGGCACTCACCTGAACTTTTTCTCGGAGCTCGCATCGTGAACTCACCGACACTCGTTCCGGATGCTTTTCTAACCTACGCCCCACAACTAGACAGTCCGGCGGGGGCTTTCTACCTCGTCACGCCAAGCAACTCGGACCTGCTTCCAAGCCGACCGCGCGCGTTGCGCGTAGGCATCGCCGGTGACGTAACGCTGACGGGGATGGATGGCGTCGACGTGCTTTTCAAGAACTGCTATGCCGGCGAGATCCTCGACGTTCGTCCAGTCCAGATCAAGGCCGCCGGCACGACCGCGCAGAACATCGTGGCGCTCCTATGATCGGACTCGGCCTTTCTATCAACCGACGGCGCGGCCGAGGTCCGGATTCGCTGCCGCCTGGACCTCCTCCAAATGGCACGGTTATAACGACAAATGGGGTGCCGGTCGTGACGATCTCTGGCGCTCGCGTTGTAACCAGCATCGGTCTGTCAACGACGAGCACCTCTGCAGGGGATAAAAGTTGACAGCCACGACAGACACGATTCGTCTAATCGAATTTCCACCAGGCGGTCCTGTCAGCGGCACCGACGCGCTCTATGGCGATCAGGGCTCAGGAGAGGTGCGCCTTACTGCGGACGATATCTCTGGCTATGCAAACGCGGTCGGCGTGCAGTCGAGCAAGTATGCGTTCATGAAGCTGGTCGACAACCCGTTGGCGTCGATGACGCGCGATGGCGCGGTCCGAAGCAGCGAGCCACATCTGAAGGCCGGCTTGCTCGATATCACCGTGATTGGGGCAAAACCAGGGAAGTACTACCGTCTGGAGTGGTATGGAAATGGCACTACGGCCTTCGGTACGCCAAATTACCAGATGCTCTTCTCCGAGTACGATGCGACGACCTATGCGACGAACAGCGCCTCTAACTCGAGGCCAATCATCGCCCTCAACGATGTGCGCTCCTCCGCGGTAACCGACAACGCAGTCGGGCCGATTGTAAACGGCGTCGTCACACGCTACTTCAACGGTCCAAAGGATTCGAGCATTGCGTTTCTCGTCACGTACGACACGAACGTATTCGCCGGTGCAGGCGTCATCCAGGCGAATCTGCCTGGTGGGAGCGGGTATTGTCACATTATCGATCCGTCGTGTTACAGGCCGTTTCCCGTCAGTCTGATCCCGGCGGCGTCCGGTGCAGGAACCAATGCTGTCTTTCCCCTGGCATACAGTCTCGTCGGCGGTGTGCTGACTTATGCCATGCGTCTGAGCGGGACCTACGACATCAAGTTGACGTTTGGCCCGGTGGGAAACAACTCCCTCAACAACTACGGGAATGTGTATGTTGCGCCGCACAGTGGGACGCCACCATCGGTCACGAACCGCGACTGGCTCCAGGTGTGCAATGCCGGTTCGGACTGGCTTGGCCCGTATGTGATCGAGGCCGTAAATAACCCGGATCCTTCACAGAGCGGCCGGTCTGGTTACTTCACCGGCGGCTCCCATGGCACGACAAATCAGGAATCGGGTGGTAATCCGACAGCACGATGTCTTTCGTATCAGATGACCATCGACGGCGCAGCGCTGGACCCCGCAGTAGCGGTGATCTCCGGAACCTGTCGGGAGATCGTCATCTCTCTCGTCAATAACATCCAGCCGAACAACGCCCTGCGCGAGGTGTTGCAGGAAGCCTATCTGCTCAAAATCACCGCCGGCGCCACTGAAGTCCTTTACAGGAACACGCCGCTCGAACAGGTCAAAATCAAGAAGCACTATGGCCTTCAGATTTGCGCGAGCGGTTTTCAGTCTTCCGTTCACTTCGTCAACGGATCGGCTCAAGGGCGACAGACGATTAGCGCCGGCGTGAATCTGAACGCCGGACCTTATTCGAGTAATCCGAATGTCTATTGGATTGCCTGTCGTGGGCAGTACGGCGATGTTGCGATGTGGATTGACTCGTCGTTCGGAATCGTTCCGGCGCGTCCGATCGATCCGACGCAAACGGCAGGCATTTTCCAGCCTTACTCGGGTGCGGGAAAGGCCTACGAAGTAATGGTGCTATCAACGAATGGTGTCATCTACAACCCCGGTGCCGGCTATATGTTTAGAGGCGGCTATGTCTGGGGCCCCAATCTGTCGAACGACCAGAATGTTGATTGCTCGTTTCGTTATACAGATAGCGGAGCCATCAGATACGCAGTGACTTTCAGCTCTGCAGCATCCGCCAGTGTCGTGCTCTCCGCGCAGGACCGGAATCGCTCCTTGTCATATGTAAGCGGCACTGGCGATGCGTTCGCATTCGCCGATGTGACCACGGTGTCGGCGCAGAAGTATGGCGTCGTGAATGTGAGTGTTGGATAGCGCGCATTGTTGCCTCGGCACCGAGGAGCCTTGTTCGTTTATAGCCGCTAGGCCGAGGCACGTTTCGACCGAAGCCGGCGACGTCACGCGGCTGCGCGATCTTGCCGCAGACTTCCCCCCTCGTTTGGTTTGCACTTCGACATCTGCCGCGGTTGGCAGTGACCGCCGCTCAATGCTCGGTGGACGTGGCGCCGCCGGGGGACATTTTTGGCACCAAGCAATAACGCTGGAGATAAGGGCTGATGGACGAGATCCGTCTTGTTGATTTTCCGCCTGCCGGTCCCGTTAAAGGGACCGATTTGCTCTACGGAGACCAAGGTTCAGGTGAGGTCGGCCTTACCGTGGCAGAGGTGGCTGGTTATGCCGGAGAGCTTTATGCCGGTGTTTCATCTGACGATGCAAACGTGTTGAGAGTCGGCGCCGATAAAAAACCTCTGCTCAGCAACAGCACGGTAAGGGCAGCCCTCACGGGGGCCACATATGTCGAAAGAGACCTGAACGGCAACCTGAGTGTGACCGACGATCTGGTAGCAAGGATCGTGAGTCTCGAAGCGGGCGCCGCGAGCTACCGCTGTGACTTCCTGAATGGCTTCTATTCCATCTGGGGGGCGATGTGTTCTCTGCAGCAAGCCGTGTCTCAGGGAGGCGATCAGAGAGATTCAAGCGGACGGCTGCTGGTGCAGCGTGCAACCACGAATCTGCTTCCGAATCCGACCTTCGCAGGCGGTGTGGTTGGTCCGTATAACGCAGGGGGGATTCTGCCGTCGGGTGTTCAGATTTCAGATCCGGGTTTGCCGTGGGAAGTGGTTTCGGTGTCAAGCGGAAAGCTGCGGATTCGCGTCTACCGGGCGGCGGGCACACCCGCCGGAACGAGTTTCGGCATTCGCATGCCACTGACGCTCGGCGTTGCGCCTTCGCGCGGCGGGGTCGTGGGCAGCGCGGCAATGGGGATTGTCGCGGCCACCCCAAACATCTCCAGCGTAACGATGCAGGTGAATAACAACTCGACTGGCATCACAGGATTCAGCTCGCCGATGTCATCCGCTGGCGGTCTGGTGAATGTTTCCGCATTCGTCGTGGCGTCGATGGGCGCGAGCATGTATCAGCGACTGCAGTTCAACGTTGTTGGAGCGGCAAGCGACCCTTTCGACGCTACCTTTGATATCCAGTTTCCGCAGCTTGAGGATGGAGCATCGGCGCATGACTGTACGACTTATGTCGCAGGATCACGCGCGGCCTATGCGACGACGCTGGCAGTTCCGAAGGGCAGCTACAGCGTGAACCTTCAGTCGCGCGGAGGCGGAGTTTGGCAGCAGGTCACTGTTCCGGATGGCAGCGGGTGGACGATACCTGTTCCGGCTGTAGGCATGCTCGCTATCGAGAATGCAATTGTGCTTGCGCCACAGATTGGCGTTCCGCGCGAGACTGAATTCTCTGCCGTCATGTACCCGACCAAATGGGGCGTGACCTTTCCCGTCGGGTCAACCTTCAGTGCGAACGGATTGTCATGGGGCGTGCAGGGCAATGCAGCCGCTCCCTATGCGTATCAGAACGCGACCAATAAGGCGTCCCTTCAGCGTTTCGAAGTGCATCAGGGTGACCAGGCGCCGTTTGATAGTGGGCATCCGGTCGACCGATGCGAAGCGTCGGCTGCGACGTCGTTCGCCTACGGCGTGGACGTCTGGATTTCATGTGCAATTTTTGTGGAGCGCGGCACACCGGTCTACGACGCTGGTAGTCAGTATGTGTGGTGTTCGCTGATTCAGATGCACGGAAACCCACAGCCCGGCGACGCCAACTACACGAGAAAGCTCGCGTGGTCGCCGTGTTTTACGCTCGATATTGCAGGAGATGTGCTGAACATTCAGACGCGCTCCGAGACCGATGTCTATCCGTCGGGGAACCCGCTCACCATGACGCGGTACGTGGACGAATCATTTCAGCGCGGCGTCTACAACTACTACGTGTTCCGCATGGTTTTCGCGCGCACCGGGAATGGTCTGCTGCAGGTTTGGCGCAATGGTGCCTCGATCTTTGATCAGGCTATCCCGCTTGGATACAACGACGCGCTCGGACCGTACATGAAATTTGGGATTTACCGAGGCACTGATCCGGCCGTGACGGCGGTGCAGTTTGCAAACCTGGAAATCAGCAACGCATCGCTGGCCCAACGAGTCGCATCGCCGCTGCCGATCTGCTGATCGCGTTGCTACGCATGCGTGTCTCATATGCCGCCTTCGGGCGGTTTTTTATTGGCAGAGGAGGTCTATGGCTGAACCCGTTGCATCGGCTGCGGGAGCAACCGTGTTTGGACTGGTGAGTGGTGTCGCAATGAACGGGCTGCACCTGCCGCACGACTCGGGCGTGCTTGCTGGAATTGTCTGTGGGTCTGCCATGTACCTGATGCGCGCGCGGGAACCATCGCGTTGGCACAAGGCTATCTATTTCAGTGTGTCGCTTGTCGGCGGGTTCTACCTGTCGAACTGGGCAATGCCACGCTTTCCGACGTTGCCCGGCTGGCTAGTGGGATTTGTTCCGGCGGTGTCCATCGTGACGATCGCCATACCGGCGCTCGATTGGGTAGAGCGCAACGTTCCGTCCACGCTCGATCGCATTCGAGCCTGGGCGTTAGGAAAACTTCCTGGAGGAAAGGCAAATGACGATTCCTGACCTGATGCGATATCTGCATGCGCACGGGGCCGTCGATTTCGCGCTGCTGTTGCTGACCGGTGCGGTTTCGACCCGCATCGCGTGGCGGCTTATGTTCGCAGATATCCCAAAGGGCGAGTCCGTCTCGCGCGGCGGTCAGATCCTGCGCTGGGCGCTTTTCGTGACCTACGCAACTATCGCGCTGCGCGTGTGGTTCGGCTGGTATTGGACTCCGGTGGAGCCGTCAGAGCTGACCCCGGATCTATTCATACTCGCAGTCGTCGAGATTTACCGCGGCGACCTGCGCGAGCTGTGGGAAGTACTTGGGGGCGTCTGGAAGCGCAGCAAGCTTGGAAGAGGGTAACCATGGATAACATTCAAACGTATATCGACGGTGTGATCGGCCGCGAAGGCGGCTATTCGAACAACCCGGCAGACGCTGGCGGCGAGACCATGTGGGGGGTGACTGTCGCTCGAGCGCGGGCGTATGGATACACGGGTCCGATGGAACAAATGCCGCGCTCGACAGCAGTAGATATCTACACGAAGTGCTATTGGACACAGCCGCATCTAGACCAGCTCGCGGCGATCGATGCGGCGCTTGCGAACAAGCTGCTCGATATCGGCGTGAACATGGGGACGGCAACGGGCGTTCAGTTCATGCAGCGCGCACTCAACGTGCTTAACCAGCAAGGGAAATCGTTTCCGGACATTGCCGTCGACGGTGGCCTCGGTCCGATGACACTCGCTGCGGTGAAGGCGTTCTATGCACTGCGAGGCGCAGACGGCCATCGTGTCTTGCTCGGCATGGTGACGGCGTTGCAGTCGGTTCGCTATGTCGAGATCGCAGAAAAGAATCCCAGTCAGGAGGCGTTCGAATATGGGTGGCAACTGAACCGCGCACTGGGGGCCGTTGCATGAACTGGTCCGATCTTGCGTCGACTGTCGCCAAGGCGGCACCGCTGCTCGGTCAGATCGGCACCATCACGGGCGGCGCCGTCGGCATTATGAGCGCCGCTGTCGGCCTGATCATTGGACGTGCGTTCGAGTCACCGGATACGCATTTTTAAGCGGTTTTCGACTGCATACAACACCGGAACTTGCTGCCAGCGAGCCGACTGTTTTGCAGCGCCAATCGCGCGTTCTCCGCAAGTGGGGGCGGTAGTGCCTTAAAGCCGTCTGCCGTGGCGTGCTATTTGTGGCGGGTACACTAGAACAATTTCCTGTCGAGGTTGACGCGCAATTAGAGCGTTACGGTGGCGACCACTTCGGCGGGAGAAAGTTGACTCTTGTGAAGGTACATTCCCTCCAAATCGGGAATGGCGACAAGTTTTGGTTTCCCTCCTTCGGTTACGCTGACCAGCCCGACTATTTCGCCGTTCTGTTTGAGACCCCATGCAGCGAGGTTCCAGACGATTCTGTCATACGTCGGCCTTTCCGGCTTTTGCGCAAAATACCAGTCGGTTGCGGCAGCGATCGATTTGTACATCTTCAGTTTTCTTTCACGGCGGCCGGCCGCAGCGGTGCGCGCCAGCAGTTGGCGATTGCGCAAGTGGTCAAAGGAATACGAAACTAGCACAGCCGCAGAACGAATCTGTTAAATAAGTTCGGCACCTAGGTCGAGGCGCTACCGTGTCTGATGTGCGCGAGCGATCATGCGCGCCAATTCCTCAAGCCGACGATCCTCCGCTTCATCCGGATCGAAATCGAAACCGGCCGCGCCCTTCGTAGTGGGGGCGTCCGCCATCGTCGGGTTGATTGAAGAGTTGACGAGCCCAGCGCGCACCATTTCTTCCCATGCGAGTGAACTCACGCTGTGCAATGGGGCTGCCCCGCTTGTCAGGCGCCCGAAGTCGGCGCGGCGGGCGGCGCGCTCGACCTTGCCGAGCAACGCCGTCATCTCGACGAGCGTCATCCGTGCATGCTGCACCTCCAGGATGAGGCGCCAGACATCCTCATTTGTTCTGTATCGCCGGTACCAGTCGCGCAGTTCGTCGATAGTTGGTGGTTTGAAGGGCGGCAGCGTCACGGCGCCGTTTGCCTTTTCCGGCGCCGCATCATCTCCTCCCGCTCGTAAGCGAGTGCCTCCGCCGGCCGCTGGTACTCGCGGACGGACCTAGGCGCGTCGAGTGGCGGAGTGTCGTCAATTTCTCCAATCCTCAGTACTTCCTGCGCTAGCCGGATCCGCAGCCCCATGATCGGCGAGTCACGCCCGACGAGTCTCTTGTCCGCCTCGCGCGCGAGCCGAACACCGTCGTCGGCCATTTCCCGCAGGTCGAGCAACAGCAACCTCAGGTACTGAACCTCGAGTATTAACGTCTGGACTTCGCGTTCGCGCCGGTGCTTCGACCACCACTTGCGGAGATCTGCGAGCGACGGCGGAGTGAATTTCGGCAACTTCATTTCTTGCTCAAAAAGTCGCGTGGCCACACCGCGAGATCCCACATGAATGGGCGACGTCTGCTGCGCGCGTCGCCGAACTCGCGTCCCAGTCAGTTTTGAGCAGCCACCGCTAGTCCGTCGCGCGCTGAGGCGTGAAAGTCCGGTCCACGTAGCAACGCATTGCCGCTTCAAGCCTGCCGTCGCCCATCCACAGCCCATCAGAGGCGTTCGGAAATCCGTAGGCATTCGCCGGCCCTGCGCCCGCGATGTATTGATTGCCGAACTCGGCATCTACGGCTAAGACGACAACGATGCCTTCGCGATCAATAATTGCGTCAGCAAGCGCACGATCCGACGAGAACGCCGGCGGCGGAGTCGGTATTGCGTCGGATTCGGCATGACCGTTCTGACGCTCCGCGCATGCGACCCAGTAATCCAACTGCGCTCCCTTCAAGCTCATTGCGTCCATCGCTTCCTCCCAGATTTATCGGATGATTGTTGACGCTGTTCGTGAAAAACCTGTATGGATGTACAGTATATCCGGGGCGGTCGGCGGTATCATAGAGTCGTCTCAAAATTTCGGAGGCGTATATGTGCTACTCGGCGCAGATAGAGGCGGACTACAAGAAATATGTGAAGGCGTTCGGCGCCAGCCTGAATCTGCGCGAGTTCGCGATCCTGTACTGGGAACGTGCGAACGGCAGCAAGGCCAAGATTCCCAAGGCTGTCGATGCGGCATTCACCGAGCCGAAGGGCGCGGAACTGCTCGACATCAAAGCAGCAATTGACCAATTCAATTCAGGCCAGGTCGCTGCTCTCGAGCAGGAACTGTTCAGGCAGCGAACGCGGCTCGCCGACGCCGAGCGCGTGCTACAGAGTAAAGCCACCAAGGCCGCGACCGAGAGCAAACGGATCGCCGCCGACAAGATCGACGCGGCGATGCGCCGGCTCGACGATCTTCGCCGGGTTGATCTGAAAGATCGCGACTCGCGAATTTTTCCCGGCACCTATGCACCGGTGATGGTCATCGAGAACGGGAAGCGGGTTATCAAGCCGATGCGCTACCAGTGCCGGCCGGCGGGCAAGCCGGCGTTCTACGACACCAAATACCCGGGGACATACAACGCGCGCCGCGACAACCTCGAGGGATTCTGGAAGTCGCTCTTCGGCTATTCGCACGGGCTAATGGTTGTCAGCGCGTTTTACGAAAACGTGAGCCGTGCGAAGATGGAGGGCCGCGAACTGGCCCTTGGCGAGAAGGATGAAAACGTCGTCTTGGAATTCCGCCCGAACACTGGAGGCGAGATGCTGGTGGCCTGCCTTTGGTCGCACTGGCAGGCACCGGGCGAGCCGGATCTGCTGTCCTTCGCGGCGATCACCGACGAGCCCCCATCAGAAGTTGCGGATGCCGGCCACGACCGCTGCATTGTGCCAATCAAACCAGAAAACATCGACGGGTGGCTTAATCCAGATGCCAAGGATCTTGCGGCACTCCATGCTATCCTGGAGGATCGCGATCGGCCATACTACGAACACCGAAGGGCGGCTTGAGTCGCCGGAGTTCGAAAAAAACGGCAGAGTCCGACCCTGACGGCACTTGGTGCCGTCAGGGTCGGGCACAGCCCCCTTAGGGCTTACGCCATTTGTCGGGACCGCCTTTATCGGTATGTCGAACCCGTTCAACGTGGGGTGCGTTGCCGTTGTTCAACTGTTTTGCGCGCTCAATGGCTTCGCGCTGTGTCGGGAGTACGTCGCTCGCTCGTTGAGAGTTGGGGCGACGTACCGCGTAGTCGCCCTCTGGACGACGTTCTACAAATATTTTTGACATAAAATTCCTAGCGCTCAAGTCTGTTACTTGGGTGAACTTGTCCTGAAGCGGGCACCCCGCTATCAAGACAAGTGATGGTTGTCTTCCGCTTACTTTTTCGGCACTTTTATCGGCCACGCCTTGATGCCGAACTTCCATGCATCCAGCAGCGCGCCCGATTTGGTGCGTCGAAAGCGGCGGAAAACGATGACATAGTCATCTTCCTTCGTCGTCATTTCTGACCTCATCAGAAATGCCTCACCGATTGGAACTTTTGCGCTTGCAGCAATCGAATTGAATAACTACAATTCGGGTGCTTCCTGATCGAAGCGCAGAAGAGGAAGCCAGAGGCATTTGTCTTCCTTTTCGCCCAGCGTCATTCGTGCGTCAACACGAATGACGTTTTTCTTTAGATGTCGCCGGTGCGTCGAAGCCGACCGAGCCGAATTCTTGCAGCATCCATCGATACCCCAAAGCGGCTCATCAATTTTCCCTCGGTCCAGAGTGAATAGCGGCGGATCTCATCCAGTGGCATCAAAAACTCAGCTGCGAACTGATTTGCCTGCCACTCGGAATCCTCATACGTTTTGATTTCCCGGCCTGGGATTTCACGGTTTAGAGTTCGACGATGTCCGAGAAGGGCATGCCCCATCTCGTGAAATACAGTGAACAGTGCTCGCGGGTCATTCTTGCACGCCGCTTCATAGACCGAGTTTGTCAGGCACAAAGTCAGTGTTTCAGGTACCCAGCACGCCTCAACTCCGCGAGGTAAGGTGCCGTAGTCCGAAACGACGTCCAAAGTAATTGAATAGCCAGTCAGTCTTTCAAGAAAGCGGCCAATGTCCGTCGGCCAGCAGAATTCGAGTGCCGTGCGCGCGCGACACGCGGCCTCTCGTATAGCTGCGATGCTTCTGGGCGAGACCCGAAAACCGTTTAACGGACCCTGGCCAAACATCATTTGCCTCCAATTTTCTTGAGAAGCGACTTCAGTTGTTCGAGATCATCTGGATCGACATCACTCATCGATGCTCGCGCAAAACCGGCCACCATCATCTGGTGATCGGGTGCAAGCCCTTCCAAAGAGACGGTTGCGTTCGAGACATCTGCAAGCGGTTGCAGTGGTTCGATGCGAATGCCGAGTCCTGCAAAGTACGTCTCAGCCTTACCAACAATGTCGCCAGGAATTTTCTTGCGTCCCGTTTCCAAGGCGCTCAAAAACGCAGGCGTTACTCCTAAGGCTGCGGCCATTTCCGAAAGCGTGACATCTGCATCCAGCCTAGCCTTCCGAACGGCTTTGCCAAACGGTGTCAGTGCCATCTGATTCTCCAGTGGTGTTTGTCTGTTTTCCTTGTAACGACTTAACTTTAACCGTTTAGGTTCAAGGATGCAACTAAATTTCGAAAAAAATGTTCGGCAGTTGGAGGGAAGTTGCGATCTAAGTTGTCTTCGGGAGGAAACTAGATCAGCCGTTATTTAGGAAGCGCTAGGTGGCAACGCGCGGTCTCCCTCGATGAGCGCTGTCAAATTCAAATCTTCGGCGGCGCGCCATTCACCCGTGCGGCGGTCGACGTTGAGCATTCGCACGCTGCCGCGTTTCGCCGTCAGTTGGAGCCCGATCGTCGGGCTTTCTTCGCTGGGCCAAAACCCGCGATGATAAATAACAATCCTGCTGAACGTATCGGCGACAAGCTGGCGCGCCTTTGTACGTGCATCGTAGTCCAACATCTCGACGCCGGTGACGAGCTCTGACCATGCATCCGAGACCGCCGGCGTTGGAACGGTGAGGGCGGCGGAAAGTTGGTGCTCGAACATGATGATGTCCTCCCGTTCTTCGTCGAGCTTCGACTCGAGCTCTCGCAGGCGCCGCAGAACGGCGGCCGGGGCAGCGTCGGCGTCGGCGACGAGCGCATCGGTTGCGCGTTGAATTTGCTGTTCAATTTCCGCGGCGCGCTGTCGGGCCTTGGCCAATTGCCCGTTGAGGGCCGTTGCGCCGCTGTCTCCCTCAAGCAGGCGCGTCAAATTCATTTGGTCCGAGCAATAAAGCATCAACGCCCGCTCGAGCGGTACGACGCTGCAGCTTCCACTGACGTGGCATCCAGTCCCGTGGCTATTACCCACGCAGTACAGGCGTCGGTGGCCATCCTGAAGTCGACCATCTGGGTGCCGTCGCCTACCCATAATGTTCTGCGCGACGATCGCGGTGCCGCAGTATCCGCAGTATGTAATCCCCAAGCCGGTCAACACGCCCGGGATTTCTCCCTTTCCCTTACGGCGGCCGCGTTGTTCAGCCAGATATTGCAGTTCAGCGAACTCTTCGGCCGTCAACAACGCAGGGTAGTAGCCTGCGAGCCGAAACTCCTCTCCGTCTAACTCGAGCGTTTTCTCACCGATCAGCATGCGGCTGCGGATGATCTTGTATATCTGCGTCGTCCGATTGTTGCCGGCGTTGCTCATGCTGAGCCCGCGCGCATCCAATTCCCGGATGGTACGCACCGCGCCATGCCCTTGCCGGAACATGTCGATCGCGAGTAGGACTGCGGCCGCGCGTTGCGGTTCGAGCTCAAAACGGCCGTCTGCGCCGAGGCGCGTCCAATGCGGGTCTTTCCCGTTCCGGACCACGCCGTGCCAGGTGCCGGCGATCCACCCTTGGCATTGCCGACGGATCGCCGCCTTGACGCGCTTGCTTTTCGTGTCCGATTCTTCGTGCGCGCGAATCATGACGAGCAGGCTGTAAACCAAATCCATCGGTTGTGCCTTGAGGCGCTCGCGATTGTATTCCCGACCGTCGCTCGCTGTGACAACGGTAATCCCGGCGTTAATGATCTGCGCCAGTTGGGCTTGTGCCTGAATTGGCTCCGCGCGGCTGAGTCGGTCGAGCCCCTCGACGACAAGGACAGAACCCGGCATGATTCGACCCTCGTCCACGGCGAGGAGGAAGACGCCGAGCGCGCCTTGCTTGACGTGGCGCTGGTGGTATGCGGATAAGCCCTCGTCCCGAAGTGAAAGGGACGAATCAAGCTGCATCCCGCGCTCAGCTGCCCACCGCGACGCATACTCAAGTTGGCGATCCGCGCTGCTCCCCGCCGCTTGTTTTGGATCGGAGAAGCGTAAATAGCTGTAAACTCTCGACTTTGCTGTCATTTCAAGAATCCCCAAATGTCTAAGCTGCAAAGCGTCACGAAGTCCGCTTCTCCCCGTATAGGTATGGTATCCCTCGGGTGCCCGAAAGCCCTGGTCGATTCCGAGCAGATCATCACCCAACTGCGCGCCGAAGGTTACGAGATTTCCGGCACGTACGACGGCGCGGACCTCGTGGTCGTCAACACCTGCGGCTTCATCGACGAAGCGGTGCAGGAAAGCCTCGACGCGATCGGCGAAGCGCTCAACGAAAATGGCAAGGTGATCGTGACCGGCTGCCTCGGCGCCAAGAAGAGCGCGAGCGGCTCGGGGCTGATCGAAGAAGTGCATCCCAAGGTGCTGGCCGTGACCGGTCCGCACGCGCTCGGCGAAGTCATGCAGCACGTGCACACGCATCTGCCGAAGCCGCACGATCCGTTCGTCGATCTGGTGCCCGCCGCCGGCGTGAAGCTCACGCCGCGC